AAAAATAGAGGAATAGAAGAATATAAAAAGATGTGTAAAGATTATGCTGGAAAAATAATAGCTATTACCGGTTTTAAAAATGAAGATATAAAAGATGAGCAATATCTTATGTTCCTTAAATATGCAAAAAAATATAATTGCAAAGTCCATTGTTTAGGAATGACAAGAAAAAAAGTTCTTGATAAAGTTCCTTTTGATTATGTAGATAGCAGCTCGTGGTTACAATCTAGTATATTTGGGAGAATAGATGGAAAAGGGAAAGTAACTAGAGAATTTAGCAAAAACAAAAGAGAGGTGGTATTTATTGAAAATTACAAAAACGGGATAAAGATGCAAGAACATTACTATAACAAATGGAAAAAAATATGTAGAGATTAAAATAGTAGTTAGCCAAAACCTACTATAAAAAAATTAAGGAGGAAATTTTAAAAATGAATAACATCTTATTAGGAGTGTCTATTATAGGCATATTTAGCATAATGTTAGTTATTAAGAGGCTTTTAGGAAAAGAAGGAATTATCGGTTGGATGGGTATAGCAAGTATTTTAGCGAACTTGTTATTAATCAAAAGTGTAGATATATTAGGTATAAGTGCAACATTAGGAAATGTACTATTTGCAAGTAACTTTCTAGCAACAGATATATTAACAGAAAACTATGGATATAAAGAAGCAAAAAAAGGAGTTAGATTTGCTATAATATCAGTATTAGTCTTCATGGTGGTAACACAAGTAGCATTACTATATATACCAAATAGTACAGATATAGCACAGAGTAGTTTTGAATTATTGTTTGGACTTGTTCCAAGAATAGCAATAGCAAGTGTGTCAATGTTTGCATTATCAAATTTAGTAGATATAAGATTATATGAATGGTTAAGAAAGAAAAGCAATGGAAAGATGATGTGGTTAAGAAATAACTTATGTACAATGATTTGCAATGGTGGAGAAAACTTCTTATTCTATCTAATCGCTTTTGCTGGAGTTATAGAATTACCTATAATATTATCAATGGCATTAAGTGCAACTATAATAGAAATGGTAATTGCTTTATGTGATACACCATTCTTATACATAAGCAAAAAAATAAAAGATAAGGAAACCGTGTAATATGAACATTGAAGTACTAGGGATAATAGCAAGTGTTATTGTTCTAATATCATTTCTGTTTACAGAAATAAAAACAATTAGAGTTATAAATATACTTGGCTGTGTAGTATTTGTTATATATGGAATACTTATCAAATCATTTAGTGTATTGTTCTTAAATACAGCACTAGCAATTATACACATCATAAATCTAATAAAAATAAAAAGTAAGGAAGTGTAAAATATATGGCAGGTAGACCTAAAAAAGAAATTGATTATGTAGCAGTAGAAAAGCTAGCAAACATACAATGTACTCAAGAAGAGATAGCAGCTTTTTTAGATTTGTCAGTAAGAACTTTACAAAGAGATGAAGAATTTTGTCGCATATATAAAAAAGGACAAGACAATGGCAGAATGAGTTTAAGAAGAATGCAATTTAAGTTAGCAGATAAAAACCCTACAATGGCAATATGGTTAGGAAAGCAATACTTAAAGCAAAGAGACAATATAGAAGTAGAAAGTACACAATTAGTAAAAGTACAGGAACTATTAAACAAGATAGAGGAAGAAGCAAATAAATGATAATAAGTGATAAGCAGAAAGAATATATTAAAAATGCCAATCACAGATATAATATCAAGGTAGGTGCTAGAAGATGTGGCAAGACTTACCTTGATATTTTGTATATGATACCTAAAAGAATAATGGAAAGAAAGGGCAAAGATGGACTGAATATAATCTTTGGCGTATCAAAAGGCACAATAGAAAGAAATGTATTGCAACCTTTAAGAGAAATATATGGCAAAGAATTAATAACATCTATTAGTAGTGCTAACATTGCTTATTTATTTGGAGAAGAAGTATATTGTTTAGGCTGTGAAAAAGCAAATCAAGTTAGTAAGATACAAGGTACAAGTATCAAGTATGCTTATGGAGATGAAGTAGCAAAGTGGCATCAAGATGTATTTATTATGATACAAGCTTCATTAGATAAACCATATAGTTGCTTTGATGGTTCACTTAACCCAGAGAACAAACAACATTGGTTAAAGACAGATTTTTTAGATGTAATAGAAGAAAAAGGCATAGATGCGTATGTTCAAAATTACACTATATTTGATAACCCTTTCTTAAGCAAAGAATTTGTAGATAATCTATGTAAAGAATATGAAGGAACAGTATTTTATAACAGACTTATATTAGGACAATGGTGTAATGCAGAAGGTTTAATTTATAAAAGATTTGCTGATAACCCTAGAAAGTATATTTGGCAGGAAAAAGATGATAAAGGCAATTATGTATTACCAGAAGGCTATACAGTTATTGGAGTAGACTATGGTGGAAACAAGAGTGGTCAAGCTTTTGTTTGCACTAGAATTAGTTATGATTTTAAAAAGATAATTGTATTAGGCAGTGAAAAACATTTAGGTGATATAGACCCAGACATGCTGCTAGATATACAGATAGAATTTGCGAAAAAAATGGAATATAAATACAAATGCAACATAGATTATATATTACCAGATAATGAAGAAGTTGTTTTAATAAGAGGTTTAAGAAAAGGAGCAGAAGAAAGAGGCTTAAGGGCAACAGTAAGAGGATGTATTAAAGAACCTATTAATGACAGAATAGATTTAGAACGTACCATAATTGCTTATGATATGTTATATTACATAGAAGGAGAGTGTGATACGTTTGTAGAAGCTGTAAGTAGTGCTTTATGGGATGATACTGCAAAAGAAGATGTAAGACTTGATGACTTCACAAGTGATATTGATACTATGGATGCTTTTGAATATTCATTTACTAGATTTATGAGACAGATAAATGATGTAGTAAATAGAAAAAGAGAAGCGGCATAGTGTAGATATAAATAAAAACACAAAGGAGGTAAAGATATGCTAAAGAATATATTTCTTTGGATATTACAGAAAGTGTTCAAAGTAGACACGCAAACAACACCTAGAGAAGTAGAAGATAATGAAAAGTATGCTATTGAATATGAAAGAATAGACAATATTAATTTTAATTCTATATTCTCTAACAAATTAGCAAACTATGTAATTACAGACAGTAACCTAGATATAATAGGTGAAAACGCAAGAGTAGAACTGCTAGACAAAGTAGGGCAATCAATGTGGAAGAAAGCTAAAAAGATAACATCTATGGGTTTCGGCTATGGAGGTATAGTTATAGTGCCTTATGTTAAAGGCGGAAAAATCTATTATGACCTAGTACCACAGAACAGGTTAACGATTGATGAAGTACAAGGAGATTTAATAACAGGAGCAACAATATTAGCAGAAAAAAAAGTAATAACAACTGGAGTAGCAACAAAGAAAATTTATTACAGATGGGCAAATTATAAAGTGGTAAATGAAACTATAACAATAATGCAATCATTCACAGATGAAAAAGGCAATAGAGTACCAACACCAAGCTTTTGGCAGAATATTCAAGAGAAGATGACAATAAGCAATGTAGATAGAGTGCTATTTGCTTATATTAAAAGCCCAATTAACAACAGAAAAGCAAATGACAAGTATGGTGTACCAATAACTTATGGTTGTGATGAAACAATAAAAGAAATAAAAGAAACTATGAAGCAACTATTTAGAGAATATAAGCTAAAAGAAACTTTTGTTGGTGCAGATGTAACTATGTTTAATGGAAACAATGCATTGCCAATAAATGGACTATTCAAGAAGATAGATGCTGGTGAAGATGATTTCTTTGAGGTATTTGACCCACAATTTAGAAGCTATACAGATAGACTACAAGAGCTATATGTAAGATTAGAACATGAAATAGGCACAAGTGCAGGAATAATAAGCAAAGTAGAAACAAGCAATGCTACAGCAACAGAAGTAAAAAGAGCTATGTTTGATACATTTACTTTAGTTGATGATATGAGAACTAATATAGAGAAAGGACTAGAAGACTTTTTTTATAGTGCAAATGTATTGGCAAATGCCTATAACTTAAGCCCAAATGGTGATTATGAGTTAAGCTTCAATTGGAGTTATTCATTATTAGAAGATACAGATACAGAATTTGACCACATGCTAGAAGGAAATAGCAGAGGCATAATAAGTGATGTTGAATTAAGACAATGGATAAAACCAGATGAGAGCCTAGAAGATAGCGAAAAAGCTATTGCAAAGATTAAAGAAGCAGAGCCAAATGTAGATGATGTTCTAAAGAGGGAAGAACAAGAAGTAAATACAGAAGTTGAAGAAGAGTAGGTGAGAGCCTATGTTAAGTAATAAAGCAGAAGAACAATTAGCAGAAATATTAGTACAAAGAATAAACAAAGTAAATGCAGATATATTAACAG